TATTTAATCACCAGTCAACGTGATTTAACTGCTACATTTGGAAACCCATTCTTCTACAAGACTACCACTGGTACTCCAATCAACGGTTACGAACTCAACGAATATGGATTGCTTGCTGCTTACTCAGCACTGGGCATTACCAATCGTGCATATGTGCAACGTTGCGACATTGATCTAACTGAACTCACAGCTTCTTTAGTGCGTCCTACTGGTGAGCCAAACAATGGTGCATTTTGGCTGGACACTGCAAATACTCTGTGGGGAATTTTTGAATGGAATTCAACCACTGCGGCATTTACCAACAAAGTGCCAGGCGTAATTACAGATTTAACTGAGTTGTCAGGAGGCGTTCCATCAACCAGTTACGGCAGCATTGGTGATTATGCAGTGGTTGCAACCAACACAGCCAATCCTACCTACTACAAAAATGGTGCGGTACCAACTGTTGCCGCATACAATTCATCAACACTAACCAGCTTGTATAATACCTGGGTGTTGGTCGGCAGTAATGATTGGAAATTGAGCTGGCCTACCGTAATTGGTCAAAATGCAGTTGTATCTAATTTGACTACTGGCAACACCATTGTGATCAATGGCACCACAGTGACTGTGCCTGTGGCACCTAACAATACCATTGCTGGACTGAGTGCTGCTATTAATTCAGCTGCCATTGACGGTGTGTACTCTGCTGTGATTGATAACAAACTGCAATTGTTTGCAGATGCCACTGCTACTTCGGATGGATCTACAGCAGATGATGGACTTATTGTATTTGGCAGTACCAGTAGTTCTGCATTAATGACAGCATTAGGACTGACAGTTGAGCAAACTTACTATGCACCTACCCTGCAACAAAGCCCTAACTACACAGTGCCACGTTGGAGAACAACTGACACTCAACCACGTCCAACTGGATCAGTTTGGAACAAGATAACTGCTTCCAATCTTGGAACATCCATGGCAGTAAAAACATATTCAGCTGCTTTGGGTGCGTTTGTTCAACAAACAGCATTGGTTTATGCCAATGACTGGTCAGCAAATGCCACACTAGATGCATCCAGCGGTGGCAAAAACATCCCAGCTGGAACAACTTACACTCAATACAATGTGAGTCCAGAAGCCAGTGGAGACACACAATATCCCTACAATAACACTTTCACTTTGCAGGTATTTGAGCGACTAAATCTTGGTGCAACTGTGATAACTGGTGACAATGATGCACCAGTATTTGTAAACGGTAATGCATTTACCATTCAAACATCCACCGCCAACAGCACTACATTGACCACTCCGGTTACTGTTACATTGGCTGGCACTACTCCTGCTGCGTTTATACAAGCGGTGAGTGCTGCCAATGTGCCTGGCGTAAGTGCATCAGTTAACAGTGATGGATATCTTGTGTTTACACAAAGCATAGGTGGTGTAATTGTTTTGCAAAACACAACTGGTACACCGGTAACTGCTGCAGGTTTCAACGTCTCAGTGACTGGTTGTAGAAATGCAGTGATCGACGACGAAGAACAACTGTTGTTAAGCGGCTGGGTTGCGTTAGATTATACTGCAAGTCCAACAGCAATTGATCAAGACCCTGCTGACGGCCGTTACTGGTATTATTCAGCCACCAACCAAGTTGATATCATGATTCAAAGTGGCACTGGTTGGCTGGGTTACAGAAATGAAACCAACGATGTGCGCGGTGACAATCTCAGCTTGACAGATCCAAATGGTCCGCAGATCAGCGCCAGTGCTCCAACCACACAAAGTGATGGAACTACTGAGTTGGCCTATGGTGATTTGTGGATTGACACCAGCAATTTAGAAATCTATCCTGTGATCAATCGTTGGTCTAATGTGGAGGGAGTTGATCAGTGGGTAACACTCGACAACACTGATCAAACAACCGAGAATGGTGTGTTGTTTGCAGATGCTCGTTGGAGCTCTACAGGCACAGTGGATCCTATTACCGGCGCATTGCCAACAATCAAGAGCTTGTTGACCAGCAACTATTTGGACGTTGACGCTCCAGACTATACCCTGTATCCATCAGGAATGTTGCTGTTCAACACACGCAGATCTGGTTTCAATGTCAAGTCATTCCAGACTGATTATTTCAATGCAGCTGACTTTGCATATGACACATACAGCTCCACTACTCAATATGCCATTGGCGATGCAGTGTTGTATAACACAGTGTTGTATGTGGCAATTGCTGTGCCACCAACAGGAACAGCACCTACAAACACAGCATACTGGGATCCATTGATCACCAATTCATGGGTCACTGCCAGTGGCAACAGAGACAATGGCTCACCTAACATGGGTCGCTTTGCTCAACGTGCTTTGATTGTGGCAGCATTAAAATCAGGTATTGATACCAGTGTTACCATTAGAGAAGAACAAGTGCAATTTAACCTGATTGCATGTACTGCTTACCCAGAGTTGATTACCAACATGGTTGCACTCAGCAACGAAAGAAACAACACTGCATTTGTTGTTGGTGACACACCAATGCGTTTGCCAGGTACTGGAACAGACATTGTGTCATGGGCAACCAACAACGCTGGTGATGGCTATATCACAGGCGACGGCTTGGTAACCAGCTCTCCATACTTGGGCGTGTTCTGGCCCAGCTGCCGAACTGTTGACCTAAGCGGCAGCAGTGTGGTCACAGCACCAAGTCACATGATGGTTAGAACAATCATCCGCAGTGATGAAGTGAGCTATCCATGGTTGGCTCCAGCTGGTACACGTCGTGGTGTTATTGACAATGCAGACGCAATTGGTTATATCAACGGACAAACCGGTGAGTTTGTTACCATTGGTGTAAATCAAGGCTTGCGTGATGTGTTGTATGTGAATGACATCAACCCAATTACATTTGTGCCAGGTGTGGGTATCACTAACTTTGGTAACAAAACAGTGTATGCTCCAACTACATCACTGGATCGTATCAACGTTGCACGTCTGGTATGTTTTGTCAGATCAAGACTTGAAGAAATTGGCAAGCAATTTTTGTTTGAGCCAAATGATCAGATCACCAGAGATGAAATTAAAAATGCTGTGAATGGACTGATGATTGACTTGATCGCCAAACGTGGTATCTATGACTTCTTGGTTGTGTGTGATGACACTAACAACACACCAGCAAGAATTGACGCCAACGAGTTGTGGGTGGACATTGCAATCGAGCCAGTGAAGGCTGTGGAATTCATCTACATTCCAATTCGTCTCAAGAACACCGGCGAAATTGCAGCAGGTTCAGTGGCCACTGCTCAGGCAGCATAACGGCACCGCTAGGCAATAAAATGGGGTGGCAACACCCCATTTTATTTTGGTCTGATATCTCATAAATAACACTATAGGAGATAACACTTATGGCCGTTGCATCATTAACAAGAATGACAGTGCCCTTGGCTAGCGATCAAAGCGCCAGCAACCAAGGGTTACTCATGCCTAAACTTAAATATCGCTTTAGAGTGATATTTGAAAACTTCGGAGTGAGCACACCCCGAACAGAATTAACAAAACAAGTTATGGACTTCAAACGTCCTAGCTTGCAATTTGAAGACATTGAAATCCCAATCTACAACAGTAGATTGCATTTGGCCGGTCGTGCCACATGGAATGACGTCACCTGCACCCTGCGAGATGACGCATCTGGTGCAGTCACTCGCTTGGTTGGCGAACAAGTACAGAAACAAATGGACTTTATGGAAATGGCGTCTGCTGCTTCTGGTATTGACTACAAGTTCACCACACGTTTTGAAGTGCTTGACGGCGGCAATGGCGCATCAGACGCTATTGTGTTGGAAACATGGGAACTGTATGGTTGCTATCTGCAACAGGCTGATTACGGTGACATGGCATACAGCTCAAATGATCCTGCCACAATTGCAATGACCATCAAGTATGACAACGCCAATCAAACACCTAACGGTACTGGTATTGGTACAGTTGTTGCTCGTACAGTAAATGACGTTGTAACGGGATAATCTTTTATGGCCTTTGGGCAAGATTTTCTCAAAGGATTTTTTGGTGGGCAAGGTCTTAAAGATTATGCCCACGCTTCAAAAAC